ATTGCCAAAGAGGTTCGTGCTGCGGCCCTTGATAATCTGGCAAACACTTTGACTGACGGGGAGCAAGTGCATCTGGATATGCGTGAATTGGCTCGAGAGCGTATACAGGTGCGAGACCTGCCGGGCCACTTGATTCGTTCCAAGGAAGATGCAGAGGCGGACCTTCGCAGGCAAGAGGAGGAGCGTCAGAGTCAGAGGCAGCGGGTTGAAGCACAGCAGGATGCAGAGATCGAGAAGACGCAGGCCGAGACTGCTGGCGAAAGGGCAGACGCAGCCCTTACTGCCGAAGAGACCCGAAGCGAGCCGGTTCAAGCTGAATTGGACCAGGCGAAGGCGATTCGAGAGCGTGTACAGGCAGGCGTAAGTTTGGCGGACGCCATTAACCAAGTACTGAACCTGGAACAAGAACCAGGACGCGGAGTAGGAGGCAACGATGCCGGGGTTTAAGCAAACCAAGATGGACGACACCCTTCGTTCTCGGTTGCATGGGATAGCTGGAGGGTCAGAGGGGGAGATAGTTCGGTTGTATCTCGAAGACAAGATGCGCACACTTGCCTGGAGAGCACTGGCTTGTGATGCCTCTGACCTGGATAACTTGCAGGGGCGGTCAGAGGCTCTGGAAGAGATGCACAGAGACCTCTGCAGGGATCGGTGAGTATTGACTGGAAGTGGACACTAGAGGTAAAAAGGGGCTTATGACTACTAAAGACGAACAGCAAACAGGAGAAGACGAGGATTTCGGCGCTGCGTTCCGAGACAGTTCGGAGGGCAAGGCTGACGATGATCCATTCGGTACCAAGGCTACTGGGGAAGAGGAGCAGGTCCCTGGCGAGGAGGCTTCTGGGGAGGCCCCTGCTACTCCTAAAGAACCACCCGAATCGGCTACTGCGGCGGATGGAGGCGTGCCCGAGGACCACGGCACTCCTGCCGACGAACAGCCCCAGGCCAGGGCTGAGCCTGAGGCGCAACCCCCGGAGACTCCCCCTGCTTCGGAGCAGCTTCCGGCCACTCCTCCTGAGCCGCCGCCTCCGTCGCAGCAGCCGTCTACACAGCAGCCTCCCCCTGCAGAACCGGAACCGGCCAAGGACTGGACGGAGTACTTGAGCGAGGAGGAGAAACAAACCCTCAGTACTTACGATGATGAATGGGGCGAAGTATCGGAAGCAGAACGCATTCGAACGAAGGCGATGGTCCAACAGGCGGAAGACCGCATTCTGCAACAGGTTAACAAGGCACTGAATCCAGTCGTGTCAAAGATGCAGACGAAGGAGGTTCAGGATCATTTTACTGCGATCCGTGAAGCTCACTCTGACTTTGATACACTACGACAAGGCCCACTCCAGGAGTGGGTCAAGAACATGCCCAACTCGGTGGTTCGAAAGGCGGCTGAAGGTGTACTTCAGCAGGGTACAACTGCAGAGGTCATCGAGTTACTGGACATGTATAAGGAGCAAAATTCGAGCCGGGATAGCTCAGAAGATACCGGACAGAGTACGGGTGCAGCGCCACAAGTACCAGCCTCGTCTCAGGCTCCGGCACAACCTGGTACGGAACAGGGCAACGACGGAGGCAAAGGGGGAAAGAAGCCTCCGAAGCCAGGAGTCGATCCTGACGCCGTATCTGCAACTGCCGCAGTCACAGCGGGCAGTCGAGGTGCAGACCCTCGAGGAGACGACCCGGATGATTTCCAGGCCGGTTTTCGAGAGACTGCCTCTGGATAACCCGAGGAGAACTCTGAGATGACGACCAAGTACGGCGATATCACCCCGCGTCAGGCGGGCCATTCGGTGGCACAGTTCCTGAAGCGTGCTGCGCCGAATATGCCGATTGAACGCTTCGCACAGCAGTTTCCGCTTCCGCGGAACGAGACCAAGACGGCTAAGTTCCGTCGTTATTTCATGGAAGGCGCTACCGGTGCCGCAGGCAGCGATACTGGTGATTTCCATGTACCGAAGGGTGGACAGCTTTCCGAGGGTGTTACCCCTTCGGGCAGCAAGCTCGCTCACAAGGATTACGAGGTCACTCTACAGCAGTACGGTGACTGGATGGGCTTCACTGATGTGATGGTGGAGACCCACGAGGACTTCCCGCAGGCACTGCGTGAGATGTCCGACATCCTGGGTGAGCAGGCGGCGCAGACGCTGGAAGAGCTTCGGTTCAACGTCCTGAAGGCAGGGACCAACGTGTTTTACAGCAACGGCTTCAGCCGTTCGGATGTGAACACTCCGGTGGACCTGACCCTGCAGCGGCGCGTTACTCGATCGCTCAAGCGGCAGAATGGCCGTCCGATTACCAACGTGCTTACTTCGACCCCTGCGTTCAACACGCAGCCCATCGAAGCTGCATACATCGCCCTGTGCCACCCTGATTCGGAGAACGACATCCGCAACATGGTCGATGCGAACGGCAACGCAGCGTTCCTCTCGACCAAGCACTACGCCGGTACTACTCCAATGGAGGGCGAAATCGGTGCGGTCGAAGATGTTCGTTACATCCGTTCGACGGTGTTCGAGCCGTTCGAAGGTGCAGGTAACGGCACACTGAACGGCATGCTGTCCAGCGGCGGCTCCAATGTCGATGTTTACCCGATCCTCTACATGGCTCGGGATGCATTCGGCACGGTCCCTCTGCGCGGCATGAACTCGGTGTCCGTGATGGTGGTCAACCCGAAGGCGACCGAGACTGACCCCCTGGGTCAGCGTGGTACCGCGGGTTGGAAGACCTGGCACGGCACGGTGATCCTTCAGGATGCGTTCCTGATCCGTGCAGAAGTCGGCGCTACCTCGTAACGGTAGGCGGTAGTCTACCCGGCGAATGGAGGGGGGCCGAGGCAACTCGGCCCCTTCTTGAACATGATGAGCCGATTGGTAATCGAAGCTGCTGATAACGGGTTCATTGCTCGGTATGATGACCCTGATATCATTGCCCAGAACCGAGCCGAAGACTCGGTATGGAACGACCCGGAGAGGCAGGTTGTCTTCCCGGACATGGATACTCTACAGGAAGCCTTGCCTGATCTGATCGAAAAGGTGCAGCAAGCAGCAGTTGCTGAAGCTCAAGAACGGGCGAAGGACTTTACTGGTGGGTTCAAGATCACTGCAGAAGCCGGAGGCTGATACTCATGAGTAGTGAACAGGAGGATACTGCGGGGGCTGCCTCGCAGAGCGTAGAAGAAGTATTCGGCTCTGACGAAGCTCCCAGCGCAGAAGATGAGAGCTTTGCTGCAAAGGCAGCGAAGCCTTCAGAGTCTGATCCACTGGATAGGCAGAAGCAGACTAGGCAGCGAGCGGCTGAAAAGGTCCGCACTGCATCCAAGAGAGTGGAGAACGAACCCACTCACCTTATCAAGCTGCACAACAACCCGGAGATTCCCCCCGGTGGGCAGTACGTGGGAGTGAATGGTCGGTGGATCAAGATCGTACCTAACGTCGAGATGGAGGTCCCCGAGTCGGCACTCGAAGTGCTCGACAACGCAGTTCGGCTGGAGCCGGAGAAAGATGAGCACAATCGGGTGATCGGTACCCGTGAGGTGCCTCGCTTTCCCTATAGCTTCGTGCGCAGACCGAGAACCAAAGCAGAGGCGTAATACGTGAAGACTTCGGAACTTCTCGAGGAACTGAAGGAGAACTTGCTGCGCGATGCCTCCAATGAGGCTACGGATTCCACTGATGATGCTCAGAATAAGATGGCACGGAGCACGGAGTGTTTGCTGGACGGCAGTACGCCGAAAGTCACCGAGATTTTTCTGATTGAGGGAGAGCCGGAGTATAAACTGGACGAGCACATAATTCGTGTTATACGAGCAAGAATGGACCACGATGATCGCATGCTTAAAGAGACCAGTATGTTCGCGGAGTTTGATGCTTCAGAGGACAGAAGAAACGCTCTGCCTATGAAGCAAGTTACTCCTAGTACGATTACCTACTGGTCTATGGATGTAGGGACGAACCTGATTCGTTTTTACGGTGCGCCCAAAGAAGACGAGGACGGATTGTTTGTTCGGTTATATGTGAGTAGATTACCGCTCAAGCCTCTAGTGCACACGGAATTGGACAGATCACCAGAATTACCGATGGACTACCATTTGGATTTGGTAGAGTGGGCAGCGTTCAGAGCGTTGCGGAACCACGACGTGGACGGCGAGAACATACAAAAAGCCAATATCCACCGAGCAGCGTTTGATCGGGCTGTGCAGGAACTCAGGAAGCATTGTCGTCGCAAATACGCTCCTCCTGTTCGGTTCGGAGGGAGGGTGCATAACTAGGAGTGGGTAGATGGCTACCAGCGAAGAAGAGGTTCGAGCAGAGATAGAGCGGGTTCGGACACGCAACCGCACACCGAGGTTTTTGCTGCAGAACGTCGGACTTGAGCGTGGTGCGGGAGTGAACCCCGGTCCTGCAGGGGACTTCAGCCAGGGCCCTCCTCGTGCGAGCAGGACTCCCGCCACGCTGGCTCCGGGAAGGGCGGCAGGGAATGTAGGCATTGGCGTGGGCGCTATTGAGCCTGCACAGACGCAGCCTGCTCAGACCCCACCAGTTACTCAGCAAGCAGCGGCTAACCCTGATTTACTGAGCGGGGCAGTTCCTCTTGCTCCTCAGCAAGGGCAGTCT